AGTTCTGATGTTTCCATGTTTTTACTCTCCATTATATTGTTAATTTCCTTTTCCGTCCCGCCTGTTTATTTCGATTCTGAATTTTCTTCACCCCTTTCGCCGTGAACACTATCTCATTATTATTCCGAATGTTCACCTGCCACACATAATCCGTTCCAAGCTCGAATTTCAGTTCCTTCATTATTTGCCCTATCCGTGTGATGCTTACATTTTGGTCTTTAATTTACTAAGCCATTAGATCCTGAAATAGATTATGAAGGTTTCGGTAGATAGTTAATCAAATTTTACTATTTTTGAATAAAAAAACATCAATGTTATCTTTTCCATCGCAATTAATTCCAGAAATAGAAAAAACACCTGATTGGTGTCGACTTCATTTAGATTACGCTCAAGGATTGTTAAGAAACTCTAATTATAATAGGGGCTTAATGGACGAGTCTTTTAAATCATATAATGGTATAAAACCACCATCTAGTATACTTTATTTGACTAATACATACGGAAGGCAGAATAGAGCTAAATTTATTTCATATAGAGCGCATTCAACTAAGATTAAATTAATGGTTGGGGAGTTTTTAACAAGACCATTAAATGCAACTGTTGAAACTATAAATAGAGACGCAAAATCTGCAAAGATGGAGCAAATGGACTTTGTTTACGGTGCCATGGAAGCAAAAGCTGAATTAGAGCAACTTAAGAATAAGGTTGGTGTAGATTTAATGGAAGGTGCGCCGATTCCTGATAGTGAAGAGGATCCAATATTTGATAAAATGTCTCCTAAAGACAAAGAGGAGAGTATTATGCAAATAATACTTAATGAGCAAATACCTTCATTAGATTTAAAACAGAAATTCTCAAATGATTTATTGAATTGTTCTATTGCCTCAATGATTTATGGCAAAATAGAAAGAGATGAAGAAGGAGATACTCAATACATAAGTGTTGATCCAAGGGATGCGATTTACGAGGAAATAAAAGGAGATACGTTTTTAGAGAAAAGTCCTATCATGGGGTGTCGTCAATGGCTATCTGTACATGAAGTTTTAAGACGTTATAAGTTAACGACTAAACAGATAGAAATGCTTAATGACATTTCTAAAAACCCACAAGGATATATTTCTCAATCAGGTAATTGCATCACGCAATCTCCGGTTGGTGGATTAGTTGTTGAGGTTATTCATATAGAGTGGAAATCCGTTAAGCCTATATATTTTAAACGAATCACAAAAACAGCTACGCAATTAGCATTTGATCCTAGTGAAAAGTATATTTACACAGAAATGGACACCGAAGCTTATGAGAAAAATATAGATTGGCATAAGAAGCAAGTGGAAAAGGGTAGTTATGAGATAGTTGTTAAATATATAGAAGATTTATGGGAAGCTACTCGTATAGGAGGATTAAAAGAACTGGATATAAATATGCGTAGGGCGCAGTTTCAGATGAGAAGCGTGGATGACCCAACTAAAATATTAAGCGGTTCTTATACCGGATATTTATGTGGAACTGTTGATGGAAGACGTATTTCATTGATGAATGAAATGGAGAACTGGAGTAATATATTTGATATAGTAATGTATCAGATATTGAAAGATGTTAATAAGCATAAGGGAACAATATTAGGATTTAACACGGCTGCCCTTGGAGCTAAAAATTCAGTAAAACAAATTAATTACGATATTGTTAATGATGGATTTATAACTTATGATACATCTGCTAGTGGTAATATGCACGGAAGGGATGTGAGCTTGAATAATATATTACAGACTTATGATTTGGGGTTAAGTAGTTCTTTTGGAGCATTAGTTCAGTTCAAAAATGACATTTTGGTCATGATGGATAGAATGACTGGGATCAATAATGATAGAGAAGGGCAGATAGCCGCTAGTGCAACAGCTACTAATACTAATTCAGCTATACAGGCATCTAGGACCATAACCGAACCTTTCTTTTATGGAGTATATCTTTATATAAACAAGACTTTAACTAAAATAGTAGAAAGTACTAAAGTAAGTTGGGCTTTCCATAAAATAGAAAAGGGAGAGCAGATATTAGGCGTAAGTAAGTTTAAATATCTTAAGGTTTCTCAGGAAATTGGATTTAAGGATTACGGTGTTCATTTACAAGACGGCGGAAAATACTCAGAGATAAAACAATTTATGCAAGGTATGATGGAAGCTTCTTTAAATGCTAAAGAAATGCGTCCGGAAGATGCTCTTAAATTCTTATTAGCAGAATCATTTTCTGACCAAAAAGCAGTATTAGAAGAGTCTTGGGCTAAGATTAAAGAACTTGAAGGTCAGAATCAACAAGCTCAAATGGCTAATCAACAACAAATGCAACAAGCTCAATTACAACAACAAGTTGAATTAGCTAATGCAGAAAGAGAGGACGTTCAGGCTCACGATTTAGAAAAAATAGTACTTCAAGGAGATACCGATATTAGGGTTCAAGCTGCGGCGGCCGGAGATAAAATAGTTGAGCAGCAGCATAAATTCGACAACGAAAGTATAAACAATGAGAATTATTAATATATTTGACTAAAAATACAACAAAATGGAAACAAATGAAACAATAGCAAATGATACTCAGCGAGATGCAGAGGTTGCTACATTCAAACCAAATTTTGATTTATTATCAACTGATGCAACTTTAAACGGAAACGTAGAAGCTCCAAAAGAAGAAATCAAAGAAGAGGTTAAAACAGAAAACAAACCGGAAGAGGTTGTTGAATCTGAGGTTAAATTAGATGAAACAAAAGAAGATGTTAAAGAAGAAGTAAAGGAAGTTGTAGAGGAAGCTAAAGAGGAAAAGCCGGTAGAGGATATTTTGACTTTAGATGATGAAACTACAGAAGAAGCTCCGGAAGGAAGTTGGATAGCTTATGCTAAAGAAAAAGGATTATCTATAACAGAGGATAGTGTAGACGCTTATGAAAAAGCTATCTTAGAGCCTTTACAAAAACAATTATTAGACGTAGATTCTAAGAAAATGGAGGACTATTTCCACAATCTTGACCCTAAAACAAGAATGGAGATTGAGCTTCAACAATCCGGTATGACTTTAGAAGAAATTAACGCTCCTTTAGAAAACATAAACAAGTACAGAAACTTAACTCCTGTTGAATTATATAGAGAAGACTTAACTGCTAAAATCGAGCAAGTAAGAGAACTAACTGATACGGATAGAGAGTGGATAGATGCCGAAATTGAAAAGAAGGTAGAAAGCGGAGATATTAACCACGAGGCTAAAAGAATACATTTAGAATTAGATACTATAGAGAAATCTATTATTTCTGAAAGAGAACAAATAATTGAAAAATATAAAGCAAATAAAGATAACTATACTGCGCAAAAGAGTAAAGAACAAACTGAATCTGTAATTAAATCTCTGAATGAGATAAAAGACTTTATGGGTTCGCCACTTGCTCCAGAGACAGTAAAAGGCTTAACTGAAAGGTTCAATAATGGTAAGTACGACCATGTATTAAATGACCCTGCAATGAAAGCTAAGTTTATCGCATTTGTTGAGCTAGGAGAGAAAGCCATTAAAAATATTGAAGCTAAGAGCTACAATAAAGGTAAACTCGAGATAGCAAATAAGCTGCATAACACACCACCGAAGCAATCCGGCGGAGCAGGAACAAACATGACAAACACAATTGAAGGAAATTTTGAAAGACTAGCAAACGACCCTATTTTGAATGGTAAAATTTAAAAATTAACCATAAAAATAAACAAACAATGCCAACTTTAAACCCAGGTCAAACAAACCTAGTAAGAGGTACATTCTCAGCAGACTGTACTTTAGAGTCTGATTTAATTAGAAATCAGCAAAAATTCCCTGCTATCCGTCAAATGTTAGAACGTGTGGATCAAAGACAATTAACTACTTTATTAACATCTGGAGCAGTAGGCCCTTATGGTATTAATTTAAGTAAACCAACTAAATTTGGTAAAGTAAAAGAAAGCCAAGCTATTGGAGATAACTCTTACCGTTTCAACGTTATGGGTCGTATTCAAAAAGCTGCAACAATTATCTCTCAAGTAGGTAGTTCAGGTTCAGATGGTACTTTCCAATTAATCGCTAAGGATAACTACGCGTACAAAGGACAAATGTGTGTTTTTTACGGAAATCGTTATTCTGCAATGGTTATGGCTGAGCCTACTAAGGTAGCAGCAGGATGGTTATATAGTTTCCAACATCCACAAAAAGAAGTATTCTCTTTTGCTACACACGTTGCAGCTCAAGGTACAGGTACTTATACTTTCTTCCCATCTACAACAGGTTATGGTGAGAAATCTTTAAAAGGATATGGTCGCGACCAATTCCCTGATACTTTTATCGTAGATATGACTACTCAACGTAAAACAGTTGCTATCTCTGGAGATGCTGCAACAGATGTATTATGGTATGAGTATATGTCTTCTAACGGTCCAGTTAAAGGATGGAAATTCGAGAAAGTTCGTCAAGCAGAAGCTCAATGGGCTATGGAAAACGAATATGCTAAAATCTTCGGTATTTCTACTATGAAAAATACTGATGGTTCTCGCGCGGCTGTTGCTAACTTAACTGATAATGATACTGGAAACGGAATCGTTATGGGTGACGGTATCGAAGAGCAAATTTCAGGAGGTAATGAAATTTACGGTTCAGGTGTAAACGGAGAAGCTACAGAAGATGATTTTATTGATGTAATGAAATTGTTAACCAAGCAATCTTCTACTTCTACAACTGGTGTAAACATTATCTTTATGACTGGTATTGATGGGTACTACAATGCTCAACGTAAAATGGCTCGTTTCATCGCTTCTCAAAATGCACAATTGTTACAATCTGTACAAGGTGGAGCTGAAATCGAAGTTGGTTACCATATCATGAAAATGAATTTTGCCGGTAGTTCAGTATGCTTTGTTCAACATCCTTTATTTGATGATGAATTACGTTTCCCTGAAAGAGGTAATGATGGTCAATTAATCATGTCAAGCACTTATATTGGTGGAGATTTAGGAACATTTATGGATTCTAATATCGAAATTATACCTAAAGGTGCTTATGGCGTTAATCGTTCTAATGTTCAAACTACTATTAATGGT